TCGCTGACAAGGGCGGATGGTGCGTTTTTGCAGGCACTCCGAAGGGACGCAATCAGTTCTACGACATCTACCAGACAGCCCAACGCCTGCCCGACGAATGGTTCCTGTTGCGCCTACCTGCCAGCGATTCGGGCTTGCTGCCGCAGAGTGAACTTAACGCAGCAAAGGCGCAGTTGTCCGAAGACCAGTACCTCCAAGAGTTTGAGTGCAGTTTCGAGGCGGCTATCCTCGGCGCGTTCTTCGGCACAGAGATGCGACAGGCAGAGCCGCGTATTAACGAGCGTGTAGTCTTTGAGCCGGGATATCCGGTACACAGCGCGTGGGATTTGGGGTATCGAGACGATACGGCAATATGGTGGTATCAGGTCGTGGGCGGCGAGGTGCGCGTCATCGACTTCTACGCAGTCTCGGGTGCAGACATCCGCGCCATTGCAGAAGTGGTTGTAAACAAGGGTTATCAGTACGGCAAGCATCACCTGCCGCATGACGCACGGGCGAAGTCGCTTCAAACGGGGCGCAGCATCGTAGAGCAGTTGGCTGACCACCTCGGCATCAACCATTTGTCCGTGGTGCCGAACATCGGCTTGCAGGACGGAATCCAAGCAATTCGCCAGATGTTGCCCCGAACTTGGTTCAATTCCGTAAAATGTGGCGACGGAATAGAGGCTTTACGCCAGTATCAACGAGAGTATGATGAGGACAAGAAAGCGTTCAGGGCATCACCCCGACACGATTGGACATCACACCCTGCCGACGCTTTCCGTATGCTTGCCGTTGCGTGGAGGGCTGAACCGTCCGCGCAGAGGCCGCTAGAGAGCAAGACCTTGATTGTTGGGCCACAGAACGAGGTCACGCTAAACGATATGTGGCAGGTTCACGAGCGTAGCGTCTCAAGGAGGGCGCGAATATGAGTAATCCGGTTACAGAAAGCCAGAACTTTAAGAACATCACTTCTACGACAACTGTGCGTACGGGAACGGGCGGGTTGCTTGGAATTTTCGTTGCCAGCGCATCGTCAAGCCCGACAATCAAGATTCAAGATGGCTCAAACACTCTGGTCAACACTTTCACTCCAGTTTCGGCAACCTTTTATCCCATGCCGGGATGTTTTGTTACCTCGCTTGTAGTGACCATCGGCGGCACGGTTGATTGCACGGTATTTTGGTCATAAAGCCATGCTTGCCACTTGGGGTTGCACTACATTTTCGAAGCCGACGCTGGATTTGCAGTTTGTCGGGGCGACAAGCCTAGATAACCGCATCACCTTTTCCCGAGGCAGTCAGGCCACGCTGTTTGATTCCACCGGGACGCTGGTGTATGCAAACAATAATTTGCTGACGTATAGCGAGGACTTTGGCAACGCGGCGTGGACAAAAACGAGGGCTAGCGTTTCAACCAACGCGACAACTGCGCCAAATGGCACATTGACCGCCGGCAAATTGATTGAAGATTCGACTGCGTCAAACACGCATTTGGCATTTAGTGGCGGCATTTCAGTCATCGCGTCAACAGTTTATACCTATACAATTTATGCCAAGGCAGCGGAACGCACTTGGTTCAATATGCAAATCGGAACTGGTGCTGAAGCCTATGGCGCAACTGTTCCGTTTTGTTATTTTGATTTAGCCAACGGCGCGATTGGGTCATCAGGAAGCGTGACCGGAACAATCACGCCGGTAGGAAATGGGTGGTACCGTTGTTCAGCGGTTGCCATAGCAACAACTTCCGCAACCACCACAAATATGCGGATAAAACTTGCAACCGGAAATGGCGTTGATTCGTACACTGGGGACGGCACAAGTGGAATTTTTATTTGGGGCGCGATGCTTAACATCGGCTCCACGGCAGGCCCTTACGTTCAAACCGTAGCCTCTGCCTACTACGCCCCGCGCTTTGACTACAACCCCACAACGCTCGCAGCGCAGGGCTTGCTCATTGAGGAGCAGCGGACAAATAGTTTTTTGCAAAACTTTGATATTTCAAATGCGTCGTGGATTAAGGTAAGGGCAACAACGCCCGGAACAACAACAACTTCTCCGAGCGGCGGTACAGCGCAAAAGTTAGTTGAAGATACTACTCCTGCGAATAGTCATTTTATTAGGCAAGACATATCTGTTACTTCGGGAGCGACTTACACCCAGTCTGTGTATGTAAAAGCAGCGGAGCGCAATGAGATACAACTAGCGTTTGACGTTGACGCAGGGGCATTTACAAATAGTGCTGTTATTTTTACGTTATCTGGCGGCGGTTCCGGTGTAATAGTGGCGGGTTCCCCTGCTTATTCAATTACATTAGTAGGGAACGGTTGGTATCGCTGCACAATTTCCCAATCGGCTGCTGCAACAGCAACGGCAGTTTTTAGAATCTCTTTGGCCTCTGGCGGTACTGCGTTTTACACAGGCGACGGCACTTCAGGCTTGTTTTTTTGGGGCGCTCAACTAGAGCAAGGCGCATTTGCCACGAGCGTGATCCCCACGACGACCACCGCCCTGACGCGCAATGCAGATGTGGCGAGCATGACGGGGACGAATTTCTCGTCGTGGTACAACGCGGCTCAAGGAACAATGCTTGGCGAATATAATGTTCCATTTGCGTTAACAAGCGGTTCAAATCCGCGAATTGCGTCGTTTCTTGGTGCAGGCGGGGCAAATGTTGATGATTTGCCATTTTTTATAAACCAAGTATCTGGCAAAGCGGCGTCGTTTAATGCTTTTACAGCATCGGTAAATGCCGGGCGAATTGACGCAAGCGCGTCATTTTCTGCAAACACAATTACGAAAGCGATTTGTGCTTATGGCACAAACGACAGAGCCGTGACGACGGGAGGAACTTCGCCCACTACATCAGCGACTGTTTACACAATACCGACTGTAAACAAACTAGATATTGGAAGTTCGTCATCGATAAATTTTCTTAACGGCACAATCCGCCGCATCGCCTACTACCCCGTGCGCCTGCCTAACTCTACCCTCCAAGCACTGACGGCCTAGTAAAAAAATGAAATTTATAGAAGAAATCGAACTGTCTGTCCTTGACAACATTTTGCAAGAAGAAACCTTGCGTCACTTTTCTACCGTTGAGGAAGCAAAGGCAGAGGGTGATAAGTTGCTGCAAGGGCAGATTCGGGCCGAGGCGTCCATTTGCCACACTCGGTATTGGGTTGATGACAAATATCAGGTTGTCAAAGGTGAGCCGGATGTCTGCTACAGCAAATGCGCCGACATGATTAATGGTGTTGAGCCAGACTGGGAAATGGAAATGGACGAGGCGGCTTAATGGACATCTACCTCAAAGCAAAGTCTGAAGCCGCGCTGTACGAGGCGATGGAAGCCGCAGGCGTCGTCACCAAGGGCGAGGACGGCTACAGCGTCACGGACGGCCACAGGTACGCGCTCGATGTCATAGGCGCGGTCTACAAGCCCACGGGCGAGGTCATCGAAGAGGACGGCGTAGCGGCTCCGGTGATGAAGGCGGTGTCGGGGTTCCACGCTAATTTGCGTGTTATAGATGCAAGCAATTTTGATGCTGAATTGCTTGCAGAAGTGACAATCAATCCGCCAAACAATCCAGCAAGAGGTTGGGCATGAATAGAAAAGCAGGTTTGTATGCTAATATACTTGCTAAACAGCAACGCATTGCTGCGGGTAGCGGCGAAAAGATGCGTAAGCCCGGAGAGGCTGGTGCGCCGACTGCAAAGGCGTTCCGTGAGTCTGCGAAGACTGCTAAACCTGAGAAAAAGGGTTACTGATGAGCGCAGCGTGGCAGCGTAGTGAAGGCAAGAACCCAAAGGGCGGTTTGAACGCCAAGGGCCGCGCTTCCTACAAAGCCGAGACGGGCGGCACGCTTAAGCCCCCGGTGAAGGGCGGCGACAATCCTCGCCGCGCATCGTTCCTCGCACGCATGGGCAACATGGCTGGGCCGATGGAGAAGAACGGCAAGCCTACACGCCTCGCCCTTGCGCTGCGTGCTTGGGGTGCGTCGAGCAAGGAAGATGCGAAGGCAAAGGCCAGAGCCATCTCTGCGCGAAACAAGAAGGACTAACAGATGGACGAGAGCGTTAGCCGAGAACTTGAGAAGTACCTGCGGGTCATCGGCACCTACGAGAACGAGTTTGCCAAGTGGCAGGCGCGGGTAAAGAAACTCGTCAAGCGTTACCGCGACGACACCAGAGGGTCAGGCGGCAACGAAACCGCCAAGTTCAACATCCTGTGGTCGAATGTCCAGACGCTCATCCCTGCCGTCTACGCCAAACTGCCGAAGGCTGATGTAAGCAGACGCTTTGGCGATAACGACCCCGTTGGGCGTGTCGCTGCGCGGTTGGTGGAACGCGCCATCGACTTTGAGATTGAGCACTACCCTGATTTCCGCTCGACCATGAAATACGATGTCGAGGACAGGTTCCTCGGCGGTCGAGGCACGGCATGGGTGCGGTACGAGCCTCATGTTGCCCCCATTGGCGTAGAGGACGATGGCGTATCCATCACCTCTGCCATCGAACAGGGCGAGGGCGCACCGCCGCCGCTTGAAGAGATTGAGTACGAACGCGCCCCGGTTGATTATGTCCATTGGAAGGACTTTGGACACTCACAGGGCCGCACTTGGGAAGAGGTGGGGCAGGTATGGCGCT